TAAATCTATTCTCATCAATCAATGATGCTGCAATCATGGTGTCAACTATTTGTCCATTAATCTTAAGACCCATAGATCTAATCCAACAGACATCATACATAGCGTTGTGAAATATTTTTATAGCATCTGATTCACAAACATCTTTGAACCATTCCAAAGTTCTTTTTCGATCCATGTTTGGCCCTGATCCGTGAGCAATTGGAAAATAAAATTTTCTACCAGGTACAGCAACCGCAATACCTACGACTTCACCATTACCAATGATGGCACCACTGCCTTTAGATTTTAAATCCGGATCTCTTGTCTCTAAGTCAATTGCAATCTCGTCGTATTTTCTTAGATCTGGATACTCTTCTGGTTCATTCCATTCTGTCTGTGCTTCAAATAAAGGTACTTTCATTTTTTTACCTCGTATACGTATTTGTTTTCTATTACTTTAGTCATCTTATCTTTGTTACTAAATGCATATAAAGCTGCGCTGTAATCATGAGGAAATATTTCCCATGCAAGATCTTTCTCTAGTCCAAGATAAATTTCTAAATTAAATTTATTTTTAGCAAACTTAATTGTTCTGCGTACAGTAGATTTTCTTGGCATTATTTTTTCTTTTTCATGTCATTCATTTTCAACATCTCTAGTTGACAGTAGTGTACAATCTTTTTAAGATCTTCCACTCCCCCCTTCCGTTGATAACGACAAACGTATTTCACAACATTGCCTTGAAAGAATGATAGATCATTTTTAGAAATAAACTCATAAGGTTGAATTGGAAATTTAGTGTAGTGATTCCCGCCTACCTGAGTATACTGTGGAAATGATTCTTTAAATATATCTTCTGCTGTCATAGTGGATATCCCTTTCGTTCTATTTTGGCTCTCATTAAATATAAGTTTCTTTTTGCTCTCGTGCAACCTACATACCATACTCTGTGCTCTTCGTCACGCTTTATTATACTTTTGGTTGTAGCTTCCCTTATCTTTTTAGCATTGTCCAATACTAAAATTACATTCTTACATTCACCACCTTTTGCAGCGTGAATAGTAGATACTTTGATTCGTGCTTCATCACTTAATCTTTCTTTATTTGACAACATTAATCTTATATAAATTTTGTCTTCAGCAGGTGCATTATCAAAACATTCAAACCATTTTAAATTATAATTCATTCTATCTTTTATAAGTTCTCTGTTTCCTAAATATTCTATTATATCTGCTCTAGCAGTATCAGTTATTGTTTCACCATTTAACCATTTATTGTGACTAACAATTGCTTTGTAAAGTTTAGTGTTATAACTTTTTTGATGTCTGTTTTCATAGTACAAACCCTTTACTTTTAAAAGATCACATACTTCTTTTGCCCTGGATAAAGTTCTAGTTAGTATTAACCAGTTGTCCTGGTAAAGATCTACATTTTCTAAACTATTGATTTTACTGCACAATCCTTCTTCATCTCTTGGTAAATAATTTTTAGTTGCTCTGAGTCCTGCAATTCTTGCAGTAATAATTTCAGATACATCCTGTACTGCTTTTGGAATTCTTCTTGATCTTGATAATACTTTTTCTGTAGCAGGTTCTTGAATAAATCTATCTACATCCGCACCAGCCCAACCATAAATTGCTTGGTCATCATCCCCAGCTAAATAAATATTTTTTGATTTAGATTTTAGTATGTCATAAAATTTCCATTGTATTGGAGATAGATCCTGAGCTTCATCAATAAATACTACATCAAAGTTTGGAATTTTAGCTGGTTGTTGTACGATGTCATGAATCATATCTGTAAAGTCTACTAAGTTATTTATGTCTGGATGTTTGTAGTGATTGTAATTTGCTTCAATATGTTTTAATAAATCTGGTTCTACATTTGTTGAATGTTCACCTGTACAGTATTCATCCCATACCGGAATATCTTTTTCTTTTGCTTTTAAAATAATTTGAAAGTATTCGTTATCGCAGGTTAAGTAAGGTGAAGCATCAGCATCTTTTTTAGCATTGACTCTTATACTTAATTGTTTTCCAAGATCATTGTAGTGGTAGTCTTGCATAACATTTTCTTCTCTAAGTCCTAGACTATGAAAAGCTAAAGAGTGTAATGTTTGAAAGTATCTAAGTTGTTTCTTTTTATACTCAGGATTTTTCTTAAGCATTCTATCTCTTGCTTCGTGCGCTGCCTTACGAGTAAATGCAAAGTAACCTATTTTACTTACTGGCGTACCTACTCTTATGTAGGCCATGGCTCTTCTAATTAATTTTTCTGTCTTCCCTGTGCCTGGAGGGCCATATATCTTTGTAACCCTTGTCATTAGAGAATATCTTTTTTACTCTTCATTGGTAAAATTTCTATTTCATTTTCTTCTTTGTCAAAATATTTCATAGAAACTTTTATACATCTCACAGGGTTATTAGATTTTTTTTCTGTTGCTTTTTTAGGATATCGTTTTGGATGTCTAAGTTCAGCATCAAAAAAATCCATTAGCATTTGTCCTGTCCTGTCTATCTTAGCTTTCCATTCTTTATTTTTTAAAAAATTATAAAACGGATCAAATACAAAATAAGCAAAGCCATCAGTATCAATCAATGTACTACCACTTCTAAATGCAGCATCACTTACTGCTGGAACCCCATGAATATAATCTTCTAGATGTTTATGTAATACTTCTTTTGGTGATGTACCTGGTGGAGCTTTTTCTGTCTTCATTCCTTGCCACAAAGTATCTAATACAGTTTGCATATCGTCACCCTTGATTCGTGGTGGTGGAATAGGTGTATGTGCTCCAATTAAACGTCTAAGTTTTTCTTGGTCCATGATGTAATTTATATCTCTCGCGATTATTTGTTGCGTAGTTTCTCCCTCCACTTTGTCATTGTAGTGAACAGTGAATCTAAATTCTGGATCTGGTGAATAATCTATTTTAATTAATGCAGACAGTGTTGGAAACTTTTTAACTTTGTCTGATGCTACACCAAACTTTCTTTTCAAACATTCTGATTTAACACACATACTATTAATAGGTTCCTCCGAACAAGTATGGCCTGCAGTATCTTTCTTGTACGCTTTAATTTTTTGTTTTACTTTTTCATCCCCCCAGATATTATCGTAGACTATATAATTTCTTGCACCCTCTAAAAGTTTTTCTTCCCAATTGTCAGGGTATTTCTTTTTAGCAAACACCATATAATTATAAATAAATCTATCTCTGTAATCATCTAGTTTAGATTTTGATAATCTTTGCAAACATACAGGACCATCTATGAATTCATCTGCACCACCTGTAAGTTCGAGTCTTATTAATTCATCAGCAAACTCTTCTAGATCTTCTTTTGTTTTTGTGTTAGCCTCGACGACTTTTATAAATTGCTCAAAGGTAAACTCACTACCATCTAGATTTACACCTACTCTTTCATTACGATTGTAATAAGGTAGATTAATAAAATTACCGTTGATTGGTTTTTGATCTGAGCCTATACCTAACTGTGTTTGTTTTGGAAATATTTCTGTTGATGCTTTTAAATCAAATGTAAATAATAACTTATCTAAAAAATTTCTTACAAAACTTGCTTTGACTGGTTCTTTAAAAAATACATAAATATGTAGTCCACCACTTTTAGATTTGACGGGTACCACAGGAATATTTTTCTTATCAATAATTTCTAAATACTTTCTTAAATCAAAGTTGTCATATTCATCTGAGTCTATATCAATTGCTCCAAACTTTGCGAGTCCTTCATCATTACAAGGTTGTATACCAATAGACTTTTTGCCTGTAAGGTGATCTAAATAATCTGACGCTAATAATTCTTTCGCTGCCCAGCCATATTTTAATTTAAGTTTACCTGTAGCAGGATCTTTGTAAGCAGAGTTTATATCTGCATAACCATAGTCTCTTTTAAGACCTGTAAATATTTCTATAAATTTGTTTTCCATCTTTCCTCTTTAGTAGGGGTGACTCTACTCTCGCTTCGCCACCCCTGTTGCAACCATTCCCGGAGGGGAATTTTACATAATGTGAGCCGCTCCATCCGTAGACTTAGCAGTATCTTCCTCACCATGTTTAACTTGAATATCTCCTTTAGAAATACTTTCAGAAAAACTTTTGGCTTGTTGATAGGTGTTAGCGTCTTGGATTGGACCTGTCTTGCTCACTTCCCAACCAAACCACGTACCTTTGTCGTTAGACTGTTGTACGGTTTTTAGCTGATAAAGATGGCTAAAAGATGCGGGCGTGAACATACCGTCCTTACCTTGCAACTTTATACTTTGCATCATGCTATTCCATTTTCTACTAATTTTTAATTGAGTAGACTTCATAGCAATCAACGCAGTGGTTGGTGAAGCACTGTTAACTACAACAAAATGTTGAGCAGTCTTTTCGATATAATTACCGTTTGGAAGTCTATCTTTAAAGTCTGCACCTCTAGTTGTTTTAGTCATGATGTCACTTGATGAAGGATAAATATTAACTGGCGCACCAGATCCATCTTTTCCTCTATCTTTCCACTCGACATATTCGAGTTTGTAGTAACATGGAATCACTGGGACTCCTTGCTCACCATTGAAGAGTTCACCCGTTACTGAATTATAAATCATTCCAGGTTCTGCACCTTCAACATACTTGCCGTCTCTCTTGTTTACTTCAGGAGATAACTGTCCAAGTATTTTAAGAAACGGTAATGCAAGATCATCTTGTCCTACCGCTCCAGTCTGCATATTTGCATCAGCTTCAAACACAACGTTTGTAGACAATGCACCATTTTTCTTTACTGTTGGTTCTTTGTTCATGTTTCTATTTCCTTGTTATTTTGGTTCTGTTTCCTGCGAACACGTTAAATAGATCCGTGGGCATATCATCACCCTTTTCGATACGCTCACGAACCAATGCTTTAAGTG